CCATAATCGGCGCGGGCTGTGCGCGGGCGCGCTCAACGGTGCGAAGGATGCGTGGTGCCCACCAGTTCGGGTCGCAAATCACCGTCCCCGCTGGCATCTCTTTGGCAAGCCAATCGGCCAGCGCGATCTGCGTCTTGTCAGTCATGCTCACTCTCCTTTGAAATGGCTGCGTCAATGGCTGCGTCTAACTTGAAGCGATCAAGGTCGTTGATTGGGTACAGGGGCATACAAATGTCGCTTCTGAGGTGTGCGGCGATCCTTCCAGATCTGCGCAGCCACCGATACCGCGCCGCATCCCGCGCCAGCGCATCGATCCGGTCAGCCGCTTCGCCGCACTCCACGATCACCGAATCGCGCAGCCTGGCAGTCAAGTCTTGTGCGCCGCTCATGCCGGCACCCCCACATCTGCGCCACTGGTAGCCACAATCCACGCCATCGGGTCAAGTTTCACGGTCGGAATGATGAAGGTCACGGACGGTTCTGGCTTTGCCGGCACCAGTGCGTAGACATTCGATTGCGCGGCGCCGCGATGCCCGGCGATACGAGCAACGCCCAAATGCACCATCAAGCGCAGTGCCGAATTAATTGACTTGCCGTTGCCGGTATAGCCGTTGCTGACCATCAATTCGTGCAGTTCTTGGATGGTCATTTCAGCGCTGCCCAGCGTTTCGATGACTTGCAGCCGGACGCGGTGGGTATTGACCTGGCTCATGCTGGCGCTCCTTCCTGTACGCCGCTGGTAAAGACGATCCACGCCATCGGGTCAAGCCTGGCAGTCGGCAGCACGCCCGCTGGCACCATCATCAGCCGCGCATCGCTTTCACCAAGCAGCGCAACAGCATTGAGATTCAATTCGAATACGCGCTTGTCGAGCGTCGATTGCCGGCCGGCGATGCAAAGAATGTTGTCCTTCACCATCCGGCCAACGGTGCGCTTGATTGTGGCGAAGCGCACCGAATACCCACGTTCTTCAATGGCGTCGAACAGTCCGCGCACCGTCAATTGCGTAGCATCTTCAAAGCAGTCGCGGATCAGATCGGCGACTGATGGCATGGGCGAGTTCATGCGGCCTCCAGTTGGTCGAGATTCATTTCACGCAGCCAATTGAGTGCAACCGGCTGCGAAACATTGAAGTGAATGGCGACCGTCATGATGATCTGCGCATCGGTCGGTCGGCTTGGGTTCGCCTTGATTGGCTGCACGACCGGCGCCGCGGCCACTGGCGCGATGTCTACGGCGATGGGCGCGCGATCGGCAATCTGCTGGTCGGCGGCATCTTGCAGGCGGGCGCGATCGGCATCTGCTGCGGCCTTGGCGGCATCCATCTCCGCTTGGGCTTGCACCAGCTTCGCCCGCTCCAGCCGGAGTAGTTCGCTCTGGCGCTCCATTTCCTCGCGCTGCTGCTGCAATTCATGCTGGCGCTTTTCATCTTCCATCTTGCGCAGGCGCTCGGACTCGACGCGCAGGCGGGCCAGTTCTTCGCGCTCGGCACGAAGCCTGGCGGCTTCCTCGACTTGCTCGGCCTGCAATCGGGCGGCTTCCTGCTGCGCTGCTTCGATGCGGATTTCGGCATCCTTCTGCGCCGACTCCAACTTGGCAAGGTGGTCCAGCGCCTCGAAGCGGGCCAGTTTGGCCTCGTCCTCGAATTCCTGAAACGACGCATCCGGCACGGCATCAACCAAGGCGGCAATCATTGTGCTGATTTCCGCAGACGACTTGCCGGCCGTGGCGGATGGCAGATTGCGGATGGCCGTAATGCGGGCGCGGATTGATTCGATGCGCTCACGCTCGACGGCCAACTTGGCCTGGCGCTCGGCCTCGATGTCGGCATCCCACTTGTCGCGCAATGCTTGCAGACGTTCTTCCTCGCCCTGCGTGATGCCGATCAAGCGCTTTTCTTCGGCAATGATGGCCTTTGAAAACGCTTGCGCATCTTCGCGTGCGGCCTTGCCGGTCTTTTCGATGGACACCCGCGCATTTTTCAGTGTCATCATCGCGGCATGACATTGCGTGCGGGCGTCGGCGTTCTTGATGGCGGTAATCGCTTTGGATTCGGCAACCAGTGACACCAGTTTCTTTTCGTGTTCGGCAGCGCCCAGGGCAACGGCAGCGCGTTCGGGTAAGGTGAGTTCGTTCATGTTGTCTCCTGATTGGTTAGGCGGCTTGTCCCATGCGCAGCGTCGCTTCCGCGTCATCGACCATGCGCAGGAATGCCATCAAATCGGTTTCCAGCGCGCCAATGGCATCCTCGTCGCGCTCAATGCGGTGGATCGTCATCTGCTTGCCGATGGGTTCGAGTGCCGGGCACCAGATCACTAGGTCGATCCAGCGCCGGCCGGTCAGCCACAAGCCGCCCAAGCATTGATCCATGTAGGCGCCCAGTTCGCCATAGCCGCAAACCCGCAGCGCCACGTCGCCGCTCAGGACCGTCTTGATTTCCAGCAGGCCGTCGGCTTCAATCTCGCCGTCCGGGCTGTAGCCAAAGCGTCGGTCGTCAGTCGTGATGAATCCCACTTCATTGACCATGTGGCCGGTCTTGGCCTCGTAAGCGATGCGGCAGAATTGCTCCTGCTCCTTGCCTTCGCGCATTTGCCATGTTTCGAAAAACTTGTCGATGGGGCGCCCGGCAATGCGCTCCAGTCCGACTTGCGCGGCATACTCGCTGCACTTGCTGTCCGGTGCGCCGGATTTCAGGCGACTGCGGGCATTTTTGAAACGGGACGCGGTGATGACGCCGGCGCGGGCGGCCAGCCACGCATCGCTGCCTTGCTCATGGTCGTGATAAATCATGTGTTTTCTCCTGCGAGTGAGTTGAGCCGTTCAAGCAATCCGGGGGTGCTGGTAATTGACGCCTTGGTATTGGCGGACAATCCGTTGAAGGCGGTGTCGAACGCGGCAAGTCCATTGGCGGCGGCAGCTTCCAGTTCGGCAATCAGGCCGGCCATCACGTCAGTGGCGGGCGCATCAATCGTGCGCGCCTCGTCGCCGGCCTTGGTCATCGCCATGCGGTGCTTGGCAATGGCGTCCCGTAACCGCTTGTGGTCGTCCGGCTGGCCGGCCAGGCGCCCGTTGTTTGCCTTCCAGTACGCCAGCGCATCCGCGTCGGTCGTCGTGGCCAGGGCTTCGGCAATTATCGGGTCCACGTCGACATAGCCGCCAGGCATCGCCTTGATTGCACCGTCGGGCGCCAGTCCTTCGCCCTCGGTGTTGAGCATGTGGATGGCTTGCTCAAGCCGTTCGGTCTTGGGCCACAATTTGTAGGCGCGTTTGATGACGGTTTTCTTGGCCATCTCGCCATAGTCCGTGACCCACGGGCAGGACTTCTTTTTGCTGACCCATGCCTTCCATGCGGATGATCGGTCGCGGATGGCATTGACTTCTTCGTCGCTCATTGTCGCCGTCAGATAGTCGCCGTCTGGCGTCTTGACGACGACGTACACGCCGACGATCGGCCCGCGATCTTTGGCGAACGGATTGAATTTGTGCGTTGGCGGACCATCAAACCCATTGAGTGAAAACGCATCCGCTTCATGGACGACGGCGGCGTGCGCCCACTTCAAGGCGCCAGTCGCCATCGCCAGATCCAGCAGCCCCATGTAGGAGATGTCCAGACAAATCTTGCCATCGCGCGGCACCAGATAGGCTTGCTTCTTTGCCGGGTTCAGGCTGATGCCGATGGCGGCGATGTTCGTGACCGCGTTGACCACGGACTGCCGGTTCTGTGTGGCGATCGACATCGCATAATCGTTGCCCGACAATGACTGGATGGCGAACCCGGCTTCGCGCTCAAAGTTCAAACTGCGATCAGTCAGCACGGAGGCGAACGCTTCGCGTGAAGCGTAAATGTCTCCGCTGATGATCTGGATGGCGTTACTCATTACAATCTCCTAGAAATTCGGTTTTGCGAAGATGCGCCAGGCTCGCTTTGCTGCCGCGATCCGGTTATGGCCGCAGTCGCGGTAAAAGCGGTACAGTCCGAGAAATGCCCTCATGGCAGCATCCGATCTATCAAGCAGCAGATCGCGTCAGCAGCATTGGCGGCGATGATCGGGCCTTCGAACAGTTCGCACTTGGCCCAGTACAGGCGGCCTGGGATAATGGGGTGGGCTGTCATGCTTTCCTCGCTTTGAGCATGGCGTCGGCAACGGCGTAGGCGCTTTCCTCGATCCACGATTGACCGGCCTTCAGGATTTGCTCTTGTAGCTTTGGGTTTGCCAGCATCCCTTGCATTGCCTGCCCTGCGAAGTGGTCACGCAGCGTCATGCCGTGGCATTGCCACTTCGATACGTCTTGCACAGGGAACGCCGGCCCGCCGTTATCTTTCGCGCTCATGCCCCGTTTTCCTCTGCCGTCATGCGCAGATGTGCCGTCCGATGGTCGTCGCAGCTAGACACGCCCTCGTTGCCCGGCCCCTGTTCGTTGCCGCACTGGGAGCAATACGTCATGGGAAAGCGTGGAGCCGGCAGGCATTGCAGGTCGCTGATGCGGCTCTTGAGTTGTGCCGTTTTGCCGTGATACTCGTCGGCCATTGCGCCCAGCTTCTTTTCGAGCATGGCAATTTCGGCAGTGACTGGGTTGTAGTGCGCGGGGATCGGGTATTGCACGTCCACGGCGCCGACGCAGACCATGCCGTTGTTCGACATATCGACCGGATAAATGGTGTACCCACCGGCAGCGTATTTGTCCGCGTGTACGAAGGCTTTGATCGTGACTGTTTTCATTTCCTGTCTCCTTTGGTTATTGCTGCGAGTAGTCGCGCAGCAGGTTGATCCAGTTGCCGGAGTCGATCTGCGCCTCGGCCCAGTATTCGGTTTCGTTATCGAGCAATTCGGTGGTGAAGGTTTTGACGGACGCCAGCAGCGCGGCAGCGTCGCCAGCCAGCGCGAGGCGCATCCATGTGTGCGGCATTTCGCCGGCTTCCATGTTCGTCTGAACGCGCTCGAAAAACGTCTGTGCTTCGGGCGACTGCGGGAACCCGACCTGGCTATTGATGAAGCTGACCAGCGTGCGGTGGCGCTCGTCTGCGAACACGTCTTTGAATTGCTCGATGCCAGCATCTAGTTCGCAAGGCGCGTTCATGCCGCCTCGCGCAGTTCAGGATTGCGGGCGGCAAACTTGGCCGACTCTTTCTTGCCGTAGTGCGGCTTGTACTTGCTGTTGGATTTGAAGTAGTTGCGACCGGGCTTGCTGTTCTTGCCCTTACCGCGTGACTTGTAGCTGGCAGCGATTGTTTGCTTGGTGTTGTAGCCGACCGCTGAGGCCATCAACGCCATGATCTGTGTGAACCTGCTGAATGGTGTTGCCATCTCGCTCCCCCGTTTGTCCCGCATGAAGTGATGCGGCGAGTAAGCATGATTACATAAAGAAAAGCACAAAGCAAGCATGCTTACACAAAAATCAAATAAAAACCCACCTCGAAGGGTGGGTGGGGTGGCAGTTTAGTGAGGTCTGCTTCGGAATGCGGCCCTACGGGGCGGGCGGGCCTTCTATTTCAACACGCACATCGATGCCGGTGGGCGCCTTGCGTCGGATCAGTTCTGCGACCAGGGCAGTGGCGGGGTAGTCGGTGAGTGGAGGCCGGAAGGAATCTTCCAGGCGATGCACCAATTCTGCGTTCAATGAGCGGCGGCGCTCAAGCGCAGCGGCTTCCAGCGCCTCTTTCAGACGATCCGACATCCGTATTGCGAGTGGGTTGAGGTGACGCATTGTGCAGGGAGCCAGCCAGTAAAGGCGGAAATTCTCTGCTACTGCATATGGGGGCGATAGCTACACCGTGTAGCTATGCCCTCAGTAATATGTGTTTATTGATAAAACAATCAATGGATAAATTTCTTCGAATCAAGGTAATCTGTTGAAAGGAGACAAGCATTGATCTACCGAGCGAGGAACACTATACTGGTTATGCATACAGTCTTTTTGTTCCCCGCCGGCAGTCGCCAGAACCACAAAAAGCAAGTAAAAAATGGGGGTTGGGGATGAGTAATATTTTGGCGCAGCTGATGTCTGTATGCCGAGTCGAGTTATCCGACGAAGATCAGCAAAGCGTGCTTAACTATGCGCGGCTGTTGGCGCAAGATTCGGCGAAGCCACCAGCACTGCTACCCGTGGTTCGTCTTTTTTCCATCGTCAAGATGAATGCGGCCAACATCAATCAAGACCTGACGGGCCGCACGAAAAGCGCGGGGACGTAATTCAGGGTCGATCATGCCGTATAGCCTGACCAGCTCGGCAGCGTTGTCCCAGGCTTCACGGCTGGGCGCTTCTAAAGCAGGCGCGGGCTGCTGAATGCCGCTAATCATAAACACAATATCCACGCCCAAAACTTCAGCGATTGCCAATAGGGTCTGCGGTTTCGGGTTTTTCGTGCCGCCTGACTCGATTTGGTAAAGCGCTTGTGGGGTAATCGACAGCCCTTTTTCGGACTTCATGCGCCGCGCAAGTTCGGTGGGTGTTAGCCCACGAGCCTCCCTGGCCTTTTGTATTCGTTCCCCGATTTCCATGTAACCAAGGTTACAGTATGTTGATGGAAGCATAATTTCTTTTTGTGTAAGCATAGTGCTTATTTACGCCTTTTGCTGTAACCATGCTTGCTTTTGCTAGGAAGCATGCTTACAATCAGGGCATGCGAACCCAACACCTCCTAAAAGTAATGCCCCCCATGCGGGTGGCATCGGTCCTGAACATCAGGGTTCAGGCGGTTTATCAATGGGGCGATAGCGTCCCGGCGCTGCGGCAGTACCAGCTGCGCGAGTACTTGGCGGCGAACGAGCCAGAGATTTTGACTCAGATCGACGCTGCACGCCGCTTGCCAAAGCGTCGCCGTAAGTCCCCCAACACACAACCGTAAGTAACAAGGCTCGAACTTTGGTTCGGGCTTTTTTTGTGCCCGCGGCAGAAACAGCATCCCACACATAACAAATATAGATCGTGCTGCCAACAGCACATTGAGACAGGTCAATAAGGGTCGACATGAAGAAACGAATCAAACAAGCGGTGATGTGGCTGTTCATGCGGGACTACATTTCCGCCGGTGTGGCGACAGCGATGTTTCGCATCTTCAAGCTGGCGGGCGCATGAACCTCGAACTGCACCCGCTCTGCACATTGTTTCCACGCATTGCCGGCCATGATTTCGAGGCGCTAAAGGCGGACATTGCTGCCAACGGCTTGCGCCAGCCCATCGTCACCTATCAAGGAATGATTCTGGATGGTGGCAATCGGTATCGCGCGTGTAGTGAGCTTGGCGCCCGCATGGAGTTCGTCGAGTTCACCGGCACAAACATCGTTTCGTTCGTATTTTCGGCAAACCTGCATCGACGGCATTTGTCGCCAGGCCAGCAAGCTGCGATTGTCGCCAGCGCGCAGGATTGGGCAAAGGCCGAAGTGCGCGGCGGCGACCGCAAGACAGATCAAAGTGCAACGTTGCACTTTGATTCCGTAGCGGGTCGTGCAGCCGAGTCCGGCGCCAGCCTCCGCACACAGAAGATGGCCGACAAGGTGGCGCGGGAATCTCCGGATTTAGCCCGCCAAGTCGCGCACGGAGAAATCAGCCTCCCCAAAGCGATCGAAAAAATTGGCGGCAAGGCGGCCAAGCCACGCATTGAGGAAGAACTGGAGGCCGAGGAAGTTGAGGCATTCGGTCCATCCGACGAGGAAATTGACGAATCGCTGCGAGAAGAAGCCGCGCAACTGGAATACATCAAGAGCTTGCTGGCAAACGAAGATGACCCGCTGACGAAAGCGCTGGCCGACGTAAAGATGTACCGCGAACGTGCGCGGACCGTGCAAATTCTGCTTGATGGCGAGAAGAACAAGAACAATGAATTGATTCGCAGCGTGAAGTCGCTGCAAGCAAAACTGCGCAAGGTGGAGCAAGGCGCATGACTTACGCGCTGCTATCTAACCAGTCAACCGGGTACGGCAGCACGTCATTCCCGCCGCCACGGCCATTTCAATCAAGCGCGCACGATGCGTTGCGCGCAGGGTTGAAGGCGGGGCACAAGAACCAGATTGTGATGGCGCCAACCGGCGCGGGCAAGTCGTACCTTGGGCTGCGCATTGCGCATGAGGCGCTAGTCAAGGGCAAGCGCGCGATCTTCGTGTGCGACCGCACGACGCTGATTAACCAGACCAGCGAAGCGGCAGACGCCTACGGGTTGCACGAACACGCAATCATCCAGGCAAGCCACTGGCGCTTCAATCCTGAATACAAATTCCAGATCGCCAGCGCGCAGACGTTGAAAAACCGCGGCTGGCCGGATGCCGACGTCATCATTGTGGACGAGTGCCATACCTTAATGGCTGTCGTCACCGATCACATCACGACCTGCCGCGCTGCTGTAGTTGGCATTTCGGCAACGCCTTTTAGCGCCGGGCTGGGGCGGCTATACAGCAACCTTATCAACGCCACGACGATGCACGAACTGACGCAATCGGGCGTGCTGGTTCCGATGAAGGTATTTAGCTGCACCAAGGCCAACATGAACGGCGCTGCAACGGCGGGTGGCGAGTGGACGGATAAGGCAGCCGAAGAACGCGGCATGGAAATCATCGGCGATGTCGTTTCGGAGTGGTGCAAGTTAGGGCAAGACCGCAAGACGATCGTGTTTGGCTCCACGATCGCGCACTGCGAGGAAATCTGCCGCCAATTCATCGCCGTTGGCGTCATGGCTGCCGTGTTCACTTCGCGCACGACAGCAACGGAGCGCAAGGAACTGCTGGACGAATACCGCAAGCCGGATTCCGTGCTGAAGGTGCTTGTCAGCGTCGAGGCGCTTGCCAAGGGCTTCGATGTTCCCACTGTTTCCTGTGTCGTTGATTGCCGCCCGCTGCGCAAGTCGCTATCGACTGCCATCCAGATGTGGGGGCGCGGACTGCGTGGCGCGCCGGGGTTCGGCAAGGATGATTGCATACTGCTCGACCATAGCGGAAACATCCTGCGCTTCATGGATGACTTCTCCGACATTTATTACAACGGCTTGAATGAGTTGGACTCCGGCGAGAAGTTGGACAAGACGATCCGCCGCGATGAAAAGGACCATGAGGCCAAGGGCTGCCCTGGCTGCGGCTTTAGTCCGTTCGGGCGGCGTTGCATCAGTTGCGGGTTTGAGCGCGTCACGCCTTCACTGGTGCAGTCAGACCCCGGCGAAATGCGGGAAATCATGCTGGGCAAAAAAAAGCTGGCCGACGATGCGCGGCATTTATGGGACCAGCTTTGTGCCTACGCTGCCCGACACAGCGCGCCAGAAAAGCAGCAAGGCCGCGCGTGGCACTTGTTCAAGGACATGACCGGCAAGGAACCGCCCGCGCATTTCCGTTTTGACGGCGATTTGAACACGCCGATAACCAAAAATGTGCTGGGCAAGATCCGCTCCAAAAACATCGCGTTCCAGAAAGCGACGGGGCGCGCATGACCTTCACCGCCTTCGCCCTGTCCCACGGATTGCTCGTTGGCGACGTCTACGCCTCCGACAAGATCAAGCGCTGCGGCACCGAGTCGCACCCGCG